CAGCAAAATAAGTGCTTCCCCCGGCCCAATGTGCCTAAGCACTTCGGGGGTCGCAGAGGCCTTGGCCCCGCCAATAACGCCGGCCAGCGGTTGTTAGTGTCCACACAGGGCCCCAACTAGGCACCTGCTAAGAGAAACTTTCATGGTCCCAGGAATTCTCTCCTCCTGGTGTTGTCGGGGCTGGGGGAATCGTTGGCCTCACGGCGCGCCTTTACACAGGGCCTGCTCGCCCTGAACCCGGGTGGTTCACCTGTTCCCAGGTTGTTCCAGCTGCCCCCCCAACTCCCAGACCAGGCACGCGTGCAGGCACGGGGGATCACTCCCCCACCCGATCGTGTTGAGGGCGCCGCCCAGAACCACCGGACCGTAGACTCACGTCCACACCACGCACATCGCCGTCCACGAGTCAGAGGGGCCCCGAGCGACGAAACGTCTCCCAAGGTCATCCTCACCCACACCACCCGAACGCAACAAACAAAACTAGACTGACGAGTCAAGAAAGTCCTCAACAATGCCTGGAGGCAAGTCCGAAAGGTGGCAAGAATCAATCCTCTCATATGGGCCACCGAAACCCAACAAGGCAAAAGATTCCTCCAAGGCCACCTGCTGCTCTGCCGATACCCCAAAAGCAGCTTCGAAACTCGCCCTCGCAACAGGCGTAACCTCCTCTACCTCGTCTGGCCCTGCCAGCCACGCACCCTGCATAAAATACTCGCGGAAAGGCCCACACCTGACCCTCCCAGAAAACCCCGTCGCTCGAAGTAAGTTGAGGGCCCATGCCTGAAGCACGGGTATGCCACGAGCCAAAGACAGCTCGCAGCTCGCAACTCCGCTTAACCACTCCCGTGAATACACGGGCTCATTCAAATACCTGTGACTGCTGCACGAACCAGACAGCACAGACAGGTAATTGCGCACCATCGTCAGACCACGGGTGCCCCCGAGGTCAACTGGCGCGGACTGGCCAAAACGGATTTCCTCCAACCTACGGACCGGTCGTTCGAGCGTGAACTCATGACCACTTGCAGCGAGTACGTGAGCAGCGAAAACAGGTAGGACAGCCTGGGATTCGGACGCCTCCAGAAAGATCAACGCGTTGTCACCATCACAAAGCACGTCGAAACGCACCTTGTAGCCGGCAAGCACACCAACGCAAATTGCCAACATGAGAAGGGTGTTTCCCATGCCTGTGTTGAAATCCCCTGAGGCCCTTCCACCAGGCCGACTGAACTTCGCCCCACACGGCAACCGTCCCCTAAGGCGCAGTTGCTCACGGAGTAGGCGGGCCAACCCTTTGTCACTGGGAAAAGCCGACCTATACACCCCGTGCTCCGACTCCAAATGGTCCGGGCCCACGTGCGCCTCGAACGCCTTTCCGTCCACTTCAAAAACGACGCAGTCCCGGAAGCTGTTAAACTTGCGAGATATCAAGTGCGCGCGCCGCGCAGGACTCAACCCCTTCGCCACAACCCTTGTATTTGAACCCCCAAATAAGCGCCTGGCCGTGAGGTAACCCCACAACCAGTGCTCAAATGGCTTTAAGCGGGACGCCAGCTCCAAGTTATACCTAGGATCCCTTGGAAAGATCATTCTAGGTTTCGCCAACTTGGCCACTGGATTGGTCTTCTCCGCTTTCAAGAAACAAGAAAGTCTAGCGTCCTTCGGAGTGACCCTCTCCGAGCGCAACGACTCTGATGCCTTTAGGTACCGACGCTGTAGAGCTCCCTGATAAGTCAGCGCGGTTTCAAGGTTGCTCCACCTATGCCCGCCGAACCTCCTTGCCACAGACCTGAGCCGCGCAAACACGGAAGCAACAGGCCCATCCAGCGGAAGGAGGACACCGGGAGGGAGAGGAGCAAGAACTCTTAGACACAAAGCCTGGAGCTCGTTGTGGGGGCAGTTCCGGTGCACCATGGGGACCCACGTACCAGGTGCCCCAGAGCGAACTGCGGTTTTCATTGACCTACGACTCTCCTTACAGGAGCCCCAATCAACACGGGAAGTATCCAAGGTACCAAAGCCCGCCACAGCTGTAAAGCCATGGCAAAGGCCTCCCGCGTCCACTGGGCCCCGCTAAACACAAGCGGAGAGAAGTGTGGAATTGCCCACAGCATTGAGAACCTCCATGCCCGAAAGCTCAGAGGAACTCCGAGCGGTTGCCAAAGCAACCGCCCCGGGCATGGCCAAAGGCCATGCCCAAGTGGGCAAGCGTAGCTTGCACCACTCCCTGGCTCGCGCACGCAACGCGGCCAGCAATGCTGCGTCTCTCGGCCGGAAGACCGAGTAAGACTGGAGGGAGGCGAGTAGGTCTGGAAAGACCACAACTCTTTCACCTTCCGGAAGTTCCACCTCGTACCAAACCTCGGTACGGGCTTCCCCCCCTCCAAATTGGATAGCTCCCCCACCAAGGAGCTTTGCACCGCCCTCCAAATTGCCAATGAGCGCGTTGGCAGCGGGAGAACGCTTCTGGCTCGGGAGGTCTGGTACCCACCGCCGAGCCAAAAGGTCCGCCACAACACCGCGACGACCACCCAACAATTCTTCAAGACGGCAGACCCAAACGGACCTGCCACGGAGCCTGGATCGCGCCAAAAGCGCACCCG